ATTTGAAACAGAGTTTGACGCTATATCTACAGCTATCGCTACCAAGGCAGACCTTGCTTCACCAACCTTTACAGGCACAGTGACAATTCCTGCCTTGACTTTTACAGGTACGCTGTCAACAGGAACAATTGACGGAGGTACGTACTAATGGGTGACGAATTAGCAAGACTTTTGGGTATAGGAGGCATTGCTGCTGCTGGCGGTCTTCTTACAGGAGCAGCTTATCAACGCCTTGGTGATATAGGTGAACAAGCTCGTAGAGAAGCAGGTACACTCGCTCAACAACAGCTTGAACAAACACAGTTTAGACCTTTTACTGTTACTACAGGTACTGGTGGAGCGCTTACAACAACTCCCGAAGGTGGCTTAGGTGTGTCTTTGTCACCGCAAGAGCAGGCTATATCTCAGCAGTTAATGGGTCAAGCTGGTCAAATATTTGGACAGCCTGTTGCAGGACAAGCGCAGTTAACTCAAGCAGGTCTTGGTGCTCTTGGTGCGGGTCAACAACTTATGGGTCAGCCCACGTTTGGTATAGCTCCAACTCAAGCTGCAGCACAGCAAGCCTTTGGCCTTGGTGGTCAATTCATGGGCGCTGCTGGAGCACAACCTGCAGACATAAACCTTCTTCGAGGACAGTTTGCAGGAGCAGTAGGCGGACTCATGGGTCAACAGCCTAGTGCTGCTGTAGGACAACTTGGTCAGCAAGCGTTAGGACTGGGTGGTGCTAGACTAGCTGGAGGTGCCCCTGACGTAACTCAGACGTTTGCTGGTGTACAGGCTCCCGGTGTTAGAACTGCTGCAGGAGACCTTGCTGCTAGAGGCTTAGGCTTAGGTATGGCAGGTCTTGAAACTGTTGCTCCTTCTGACGTAGAAGCCTTACGTCAACAGTACGGTGGCCTTGCGGGACAAGCAGCACAACAAGTGTTGCAACCTACTGGTGCACGAGAAGCAGAAGTATTTGAACGCATACGTGCTACACAGCGTCCTGAAGAGGAACGTCAGCGTCTTGCTTTGGAACAACGTTTGGCAGCACAAGGACGATTAGGTACACGTTCAGCAGCTTATGGTGGTGCTACTCCTGAACAACTTGCTATGGCTACAGCGCAAGAAGAAGCACGTAATAGGGCTTCATTGTCAGCCATACAGCAAGCTCAAGCAGAACGTCAACAGTCTCTTGGTGAAGCCCAAGCACTTGGTGGTATGTTTACACAACAAGCAGGCTTGTCAAGCCAGTTGCAGTCACAAGCACAACAACGGGCTTCACAACTGTCACAACTTGGGTTGTCCGCAGAGCGTGTTCAGGCACAGCTTGAGGCGGAAGGCTTTGGGCGTGAAATGCAGTTGGCTGGAGCAGGTCTACAGGCGCAACAAGCGCAGTCTGCTTTGGAGTCTCAGGCACAACAAAGAGCTACACAGTTGGCACAGCTTGGTTTGTCTGCGGAACAGATTCAGTCACGCTTACAAACAGAAGGTCTTGGAAGAGCTACTACTGCTGCTGGTCAAGCTGCTCAATTGGCACAAGTTGCTGGTGGGCTTCAGGCTCAACAGGCAGGCCTTGGCGCACAGTTTGCAGGTCTAGGTGCAAACCTAGCAGGACAACAGCAAGCTTTGGACGCTGCACGACAACAACAGGCGCTTCAAGCGTTGACTGCAGGCCAAGGTCTGCTAGGCGGTGGTCTTGGTTTACAACAGCTACAGCAACAGATTGCTACAGGCGCTCTTGGTACAGCTTACTTGCCACAGGCGCAAGCACTCAATGTACTACAGGCTGGTTTACCTGCGGCAGAATTGGCTCAACGTGCTCAACTACAAGGCGCTGGTTTGTTTGGTCAGGCAGAAATGGGCGGACTACAAGCACTACTTGGCTCAGGTCTTGGACAGGCAGAACTCTTTGGTCAACTTGGTACAGGCCTGTTGTCTGGTCTAGCTACTCCAAATGAATCAGGCGGAAGCAGTTTTGTAGACGCAATTGTAGACTACTTCGGTTAAGGAATAAAACAATGGCTACTTATTCACAAAGTTTTTTAAGTGCTTTAACAAGGCCGGGCTTTGCTCAAAACTTGGGAATGTTGGGACGACAAATTGGTCAAATCCCCGGTCAAGTACAGCAGCAACAAATGTTGGAAGAACAACGTAAAACACTTGCTGGCTTTGATCCCAACACTGTGGAAGGTCTTCAAAGTTTAGCTCAGTACTACCAGTCTCAAGGTGACTTACAAAACGCAGCTAAACTTGCTACTGCTGCTAGGGACTTAGCAACTCAGGAAGCAAACGCAAAAGCGTTAGCTAATAGGAAGGCTCAGGTCAAGACTCAGGCTGAAAACCTTGGTCTTGATAGTTTAGCAGCTCAGATTGAGAATGTGACTGACACTAAGGAACTTGGGGACCTTGTAGGCACTATGATTGACTACCGACTCAAGAATATGCCTACTCAAACACCCGCTCAACGTAAGCAGTTAGCTAGGCAGCGTGGCATCAACGACAAACTGTTTAATGAACTAGGGTTAGCTCAAGCCCCTGACCAAGTGTTTAATGACGTACTCACAGGTCAGCGTGGTGGTGACATTGAGTTCTTCTTGAAGGACGGCAAAGTACTGCCTTTTCGTACAGAAGGGGGTCAGGTGTACGATAGAGAGAACAACACATGGGTCTCTGCTCAACAACTGGGTTTACGTAAACCACCGCCTGAAGTGCAAAAAATTGAAAACATCAGTGGTACAATGGCTGAAAAAATTATGGGTAAAGGCGTTGAACGCTTGTCAGACGGACTTGATGCTGCAAACAAAGCCGTAACCAGTGTTGAGTCTATTGACACGTCTTTGGAAAACATTGACAATATGTTTACAGGCTATGGCGCTACGTTTAGAATGGACGTTGCTAGAGCAGCGCGTGTAGCAGGTATTGACATATCAGCCGCAGACCAAATAGAAAACACAGAGCAATACGCTTCGTTGGCAGGTGCTCGTGTTGCTGACTACATTACCAACTTAGGTGCTGGTACAGGCTTGTCAGATGCGGACAGAGAGTTTGCACAAAAAGTAGTAGCAGGCGACATTGGAATGAGTCCTGAAACTATGCGTAGACTGTTGACTACTATTAGGAAACAAAACGTCAGGACTATTAACCAGTACAACACTCTTAGAAGTACTGTAGAAGACAAGCTCACAGGAAGCGAAAAAGCAGCTATGGCTTTCTACCCTCTGGTTGACATGCCTCCAGAAAGAGTTGAACCTGAGGTTGACGACACTGGTTTGACTACAGGGTCAACAGTAACAGTAGGCGGCGTTCAATACATAGTGGACTGATAATATGAAGACAGCAACTGATCCAACAACAGGTAAAAAAGTATACTGGGACGGACAACAGTGGTTGCCTCTTAAGACTGCCACTAATCCACAAACAGGAGCACAGGTAGGTATCGCAGGAGGACAAACGTTCCCTTTAAGCACTCCTACTACTACTCCTTCTGTTAGTGACATGTTTGGCCCTGAGATGGCTGCACGAGAAACCCTCAGAGAAGAACTAGAGCAGTTTGGTCCTGAGGTGTCTCGTAGAGCACAGAACGTCATGGGAGACGACCCAAGCCTTTTACGTCAGCTTTATCAGGCACCGGAGTTAGCCCTCATTGGAGGTTCTCAGGCGGCTAGAGCAGGGGGTGCAACACTGGCTACCTATATTAGCTCTTGGATTCCTAATTCAGTTAAGGAGGGAGCAGAAGCAGTCTACGACAGGATCAAAGACACAAACACCTTCCGACTAGCAGCTCAAGCAGCCTCTTTGGGTGACGCAGGTTACCAAGCGTTTAAACAGCGTATGCCTGAAGCCGCAGAACGTTTTGAGTCTGCTGTAGACGTAGGCCTCTTGTTTAGCCCTAGACCTGACATACCTAGGTTAAACATAGCCAAAAGAGGCGCACAAAAGGAAGCTACAAGGCTCGTAAGAGAAAACAAGAAAGACGGTGTTACGCTTCTGTTGGAGCCAGTGACTCCAGAGATGCGAGACGTGTTTGAAGAAAAAGGTGTCCTACGTACAAAAACGTGGGAGCCTAGTGACTTTGACAATTTAGTTATTGACACAGTTACCGACATGAAGGGCGTAAAGCCAAACCGTTCGTACACCTATAATTATCGTGAAGTGCAGAAAGAAGTAGCAGCAGCCAAGGAAGCTACTGACAAAATGATCGTGGCTCAAAACAAGGCCATTGATGCTGACAAGTTTCTAGAGGACATGCAAGAGGCAGTCAACGAAGTCCTTAAAGACGACATCGTTCGTATAGCAACAGGGGACATACAGAAGCAACTTGCTGATTTATCGGAAATTGTACTTGAGTCCGTGCAGACCAGAGGTTCAGACCTCGTGGGTGTACTAGAGGTTCGACGCAAGTTTGATGACCTAATCAACAACTTTGACGGAACACCTAATGCTAAGTCCATTGCGGCTAGGAAGATCCGTGGTGTTCTTAATGACACACTAAAGGCTAACACCCGTGGAGACCAGTTACACAACCTGTTGACTAAACAGTTTCATGGTATCACAGCTATGGAAGATATGCTACCTAAGCGTAACGCAGAAGCTAGAGACGTAGTTAGTCGTGCAGTACGTAACTTACAGTCTGTAGACCTTTTGCCCAACACTGTCCTAGCTCTTAGTGCTACAGGTACTACAGCCTTGGGTCTTGCTGGTGGCGCTATACCTGCTTTAGGTGCTGGTGCTTTAGGTGCTACAACGTACCTTACGATACAGACACTTAAGCCACGTAATAAAGCAAGAATCTATGCTTCCATGCTTTCTGCTATTGACAAAGCAATTCCTCTTACCAAAGGCACTGCTTTGAAAGAACTAGAGATGGACAGAATTCTTATTGTTGACCTCATTGACCAAACTCGTGAAGAGATTAAGGAAGAAGAGAGTGAGTGACTTTCAGAAGAAACGAGAAGAGTACTTAGCAATACGTAGAGGAGCTTCTAGGGCAGGGTCTACGGCACAAACCTATAGGCAACAGGCCGCTTCTGCTTTTCTTAATCCTGCTATTGAAAACCCCTTTGGTTCTTTAGAATTACCTGTATACGCTGGGTCAGAAGGAATACCCATGTCGGCCCCTAGAAGAACCACAGTTGACGCTATGGCTCCTCTTAACTTTGTCGCTGAAGAAGCATTGACTCCTGCTAACTACGTTCCTTTAGGTGGTCTTGGAATGATGCGTAGGGGCGCTCAGATTACGCAAGAGGCTCTTCCTAACCTAAACAGGGCGCAGGAAAATGCTGGTTTGTTTCTGAGTTCTCCTAGGAACTTAATTAAGAACTTCTATGGCCCTACTGACATACCTGCAGACGCTGTACCTAACATGGTTGACAGATATATAGCTAGAGACCCTCAGGCCTTTGCAAAAACAGTAGGAAGAATACCTAAAGTTGGCCCTATGGTGGCAAACACGGTTAAAGACGCTAAAAGCGCTGAAGAAGTAATGCAGGGTAGAACGAGAGTACAAGACTTCTTAAGCTGGGCTGGAGAAGGCACACGGGAAGGTTTGTTTAATCTAATGAACCCTGACGCCCGTGCTATGTACTACAGCACAGGGGTCAACCCTATGACTGTAAGAGTAGCGCAGGAGTCAGCCGAAGGAACACAGAGAGATTTAGCAAAAGCTATTGCCCAAGGCCAACAAAATATTATCACTAACACCCGCTTAGGCAGACAAGGGCCTGTTGATCCTACGCTTGACACAGTAGACAGAATTAGTTACATGTCTGATACCGTCCCTTTCCGGTCCGGTGTTTACTCTGACTTGGTAAATCAGGTTGGTGCTAGAAACAACACACCTCAGAGAGACCTTGACTTCTTTGAAGAACACATTGGTAACGTCTGGCAGGTGGGTAAGGGAGAAAAAGCAGAGCGGTTTGCTGACGCAGCATCTCCTGTTATAAATGTAAAAACTCCTACTACTTTCCAAACAGGCAACCATGCGTTTGACTTTGCACACAAAGGGCCTGTACGGACGTTTGCTGCTTTGTTTAAAAACAAGAAGAACGTAAGTAACGAAGAAATGCTTGAGAAATTTAAGTCTAGTCCTAAACTTACGTTGCATCCTAAGATGGGCAAAACAGACGAAGAAATACTGGCTAACGCAAAAGAAAACGGGGGTTTTTACTTCACTGGATCAATGGTTGGCACAGGTATTACAGAAGGCGGTGTAAACTACGTAGGGAAAATAACGCCCAGAGGAAGAATAACAGCGGTTGTGTCTGACGAAAACAACTTCCTTGAGAACGTCCCTGTCGTAGGTAAAGCGGTAGAAACAGCACTACCTAATCGTATTGTAAACGCCACGCCTCCTATGATCTTTGATGCGTCCAGTGACAACGCAATGGCTCTAGCAAGGACAGTCAAGGTTCCAGCAAAGGACGAAATGACTGAGTCCTATACGGATTTAGTAAAAGCAGTAGCAGGTATAAAAGCAGATCCTCAAGTTGTCAGAGGTGAGCGCCTAAGGTCTGCTGGTATGTTGACTACGGTTGGTGGCCTTGGAGTTAGAGGACAACAAGAGGAGGACTAGAGACGCTCTAGAACCCACTTCAGACCCATGATCTCACCTCTGATCTCGTTGTTGCGAGCAGCAGGTATGGACTTGGTTAGTTTGTTCTCAAGTACTCTTATGCGTACTTCGATGTCACGTTTGATGTTCATAATCACACCTTGAAAAGACGGGGGCACTAAGGCCCCCTTTTGTTTACAACTCGCAGTTATTACCTGTGCAAGCCAATTGTTGTGACCCTTCGGTCATGTCAGAGTTTTCAGAGATGTTCCAGTCAATAGTCTCTGGGAACGCCTCCTTCAACTGCTCAAACGTCTCCAGATCAATGGGTTCATAAGGAGCCTGTTGGTACGTATGTTCGGAATAAGGCAGGAAGCTTACGCCACTGATCTTGTCGAACTTGTTGTACAACCACTGACCTACCTCAAGGAACTCGTTGTCACGGTAGTAACACGTCATTGACGGCTTATGTTCACACCAGAAGTCCTGATATATCTCCCATAGCTCAAGTTGCTCCATAGCACCCATCTCAGAGGCCACCACAGCCCCTTCAGGGGACTTTATGGGGAAGGAGAATACCTTGGTAGTGGGTGACATTACGTCGTCCTCTACGGGCACTCCAGCGGCTTCTAGGACTTGACAGAGTGGGTCTCTTGAGTCCGCCCTAACTCGTCTAATGTACTGATCTGCATATCTAGGGTGGATGCCAGACGCAGAATCAACCAACTGACTAACAGTACCGGAAGGTTTAACAGCAGTAATGGCAGCGCTAATATTAATACCAAGCTTGTTAGCCCATTCCGCATTAGTACTAATTGCTTCCTCTTTGAGAGCCACCAGCCAGTCCTTAAGTTTTTCACGGTCTTCCCTCCCTGACATCACTGGATGGTCCATGATGCCTGTTAGTGATACACCTAAAAGTGCTTCCTCTTCGGTGTTCTTCTGCCATACCTTGCGAAGGTAGCGGAAGTCAGTTAGCGTAGCCTGAAGAGACCCAAGGATAGTTGCAACACGAACTTTTCGTTTGAGGTCTGACAACGTATCTCCTGCCCTGACAACAACTTCCGAAAGATTGCAGAACTGGTAGGGCCGGAGGATGATTTCTGAGCATGGATTAGTTCCAAAATCATAGGTAGCATCTCGTCGCTCGTTCTTTGCAGCTTGCTTTTGACTTGCAACTCTAGAGAACATACCTCGTTCTCCGGAGCGGGACTCGTATAAACTTTTCCACTCATTTAAAAATGCCTCAAAGTCTGGCTTCTCTGTATAACACGCTGAGTTGTTCGCTAGTCCTCGTTGAGGGTTGTCTTGCCACCATTGTCCTGACTTGCAGCGTCTAAGTCTATCGTCGGTAAGATTACTGAGACTGATGAGAGCGGACCGGCGTACACCCCCGACAACGACGATCTGTGCAATCTTACAGCAGAGATCGTGACACTCGATGGAGCTAAGTTTACGTCCAGCAGCTTCCCGAAAGACGCTGACTGTGAAGTTGAACAAATCGACAAGAGGCTCTGGACCAGACGCTCTACCCCCGAAAGTCTTAAGGGTTGCCCCTGCAGGTCGTACTCCAGAGATGTCCCATTTTGGAACTTGGCCTGAATACAACAGGCTGATAAGTTCTCTGTAAGCTTTAGCCCATCCAATTTTGCTGTCAGCGACGTGTATAACGGTATCTGTGGCATGAAAGTCCTCCGCAACTTCTGGTAATTTACTAACGTACTGTCGTTCCACACTAAAGCCTACACCAGTGCCACACATAAGGACGTACATCATCTCGTCAAATGCTTTAGGATGGTCGATAGGCAGGTAGGAGCAGTTAAACCCAGCTACATTGTCACGGTCCAAGGCCTCACCAGCAGTCATGAGTGCTCTCATGCTGGGCATTACGTCCAACTCATGAATACTCTGGAAGATCTCACTTTGGTCAAACTCATTGAGCTGTACACGGTCTACCCAGTAGTCTAGGTAACGATTTACTGTTTCTTCCCAAGTCTCCCTACGCTGTTCCTCTGGTAGGTAACGAGCGTACCGTGACTTGTGAATGTACTGTTGATATGCGTCCAATTATCTTACTCCTTTGTTCGTCTGTATATCTAGTCCAGTTAGTTATCTCTTCCTTGGTACGATTACATCCTGTGCAAACATCTTTAACTAACTTGCACTGCTTAACGCAGGGACTATCCATTTACTTCTTTGATTAATCTGTCAATGTACCAGCGACACTTACGTAAGTCCTCCACTGGTTTCCCTTTGTAGTCGTAGCGCCAGAGGTACTTCAGTGCGTTACCCTTGAGATAACCTTTGAACTCGTGTTCAGGCATGGACGCTTTGATTGCTTCGATGGCTTCGATTGCTCCTTTGTTGTAGTGGTCAGGTTTTTCCACAGGGTCTACCTTCTTTGGTTTCCTAATGGACAAGTTATTTAGTGCAGTAACCGTGTCCCAGTCTTCAGGAGTCGCTTCATCAATACTCATTATTTTCTTCCTCTAGCTCTTGTTCAAACACATCTAGTCTGTTGATTAGTTTGTCCTCAAACCTGTCCAGAAGCTCTTCTGAGGTTATCTGCAAGGCCTCCAGCAGGTCGTCTGGGTCAAAGGTTTTCAAGAGGCGTTCCTTAACTTCCTCTAGTGTTAGTGACATGGTCAATCAACTCCTGTAGTGTCTCTATAGTATACCATAAAATACCTTCTTTGTCACACCATTCTGACATAGTCATTTTGGCACCTTTACGTATTTTCTTGTTGGGTTGCATTAGGACAAACACTAGCTCTTGTCCTTCTGGAAGACTGTCTCTGATACTGGTGTACTTCTTCGTGTCTCCGTCCCGAAAATATCCTTTGCATTCAACAAGAGTACCGGAAGCACTATGTACGAAATCAGGACGGTAAGACCGACTAATAACGTAAGGGATCGTGAATGGTTCATAGTCAAAACCTGCTAGTATCTTGCTGACATCGTCTTCAAACGTGCTTCTAAATTTCGATTTCTGGGACCTTCGGCTCATTGATAACCTCTGTTAAATATCTTGGACCTGATGAATAGGCGAAGGCGCGAACGGAAGGCCAGCATACCTTTTTGTAGGAGCAGTAGGAGCATCCGACGGCGAGTTTCTGGTTCCCACTCTTTCCATCGTCGATAGTACCGTAACAAACGTCCGGTGGTGTCGGCTGCTCCACTAACTTTTTTACGTGGTCAATACGCTCCGATATGTCGTAGCTAATCAAGTCGTACACGGGGGCCTGAGTGTCCTCTTGGTCGTACATGAGGTACGCCAAGTGTCCATTCTGCTTGTCCATTGCTAACCATCCAAACTTAGTAGCACCCTCTGAATACGCGTATCCTTTAATTTGAGCCACGTAGCCAAATGGGTCGTCATAAGCCAGTGTGCCGTCTTTGAATTTCCTAAACCCATAAGTTGACACGCTTTTAACGTCAGTAACAATACCGTTGATTTTACAGTCCATCGAACCTGTAATGCCATTAACTTCGCACTTCTTCTGTTCATCCGTTACCTCATGACCTGCAGCTCTCGTTAGGAACAGTAACATCTCCTCAATGAGGTGTCCGTAGAGGAACTTGACATAGGTGTGACCCTGTATGTCGTCTGTTTTCTCTACGTCATTATAGATGTTCCAGAGATACCTGTCCTCGCGCCCAATGTTGGACATACGTAGCTTACGTCCGTCACTTCGCTTTTCACCAAACTCTTTACGCATGAGGTCCTTGACGTTCTCACCGAAGAGATCAATAGCAGCTTCCAGATCCACGCCTTCTGCTACTTCTTTCGTCTCCATCAGTTTGTAGATGTCGTCTACCAATGTGTACACGCTTTTCATACGTTTCCCTCAGTGGGTTTCTGCCCACGTTGTTCCAACTTTGTACTCTCCGTCAAGGGGGCATCTAAGGTCGTACTCCACCCCTGCCGCCTTGAGGCACTCAACTGCAAGCCAACCGTACTTCTCTGCTTGGTCTGCAGCCACCTCCGACTGTACTTCATCATGTATGTTTCCTATAAATTTGTAGTCTAGTTTCCACTGCGTTGCGTAGTCGTCCAGTATGACTAGGGCTTTCTTCATAACGATAGCCCCTGCCGCCTGTAACAACGTATTCAGTGCAGCATGTTCAGATCTAACTCTAAGTCTTCGACCATCAAGTCCTGTGAGATAGCCTCTCCCAGAAGCTCTAGTAACGCGTTCTCGTAGACTTTCAAGAGCAGGTGTATTTGATAGAAATCGTCGCTTAAGTTCTGCGCCGTCCTTTGCGCTTCCACCAACGATAGTTCCGATCTTTGCGTCTCCTGCTCCGTAGAGGAAAGCGTAGATGAAAGTCTTAGCTTGAGGTCTTGTTTCAAGCCCTGCAGCCATTTGATTTCTGGTATGGATGTCTTCGGTGAGGAGGACATTGGTAAACTCCTTATCGTCCATGTAATGTGCCAACATTCGTAGCTCAAGGCCACTAGCGTCGAAACCTACTAACTTCTTCCCAACAGGTACGGTCCAGCAGGAGCGACACTCGTGCCCGTAGAGGCTGTGGCTTGCTGGTACTTGAGCCATGTTGGGACTCTGGTGGGTCATGCGTCCAGTGACTGCGCCGTTGCTAATGACACGACCATGAACTCTACCGTCTTCCTGCACATGTTCTAGCCATGAGTGGACCTGTGCGTATCGCTTTTGTAGCATCAAGTACTCACTAATGGACTTAGCCTCTGGCAGGTCAATGGTGTCTAGTACAGCCTCATCAACGATGGGATTCCCTTTCTCCGTAACTTTATCGAAGACCACACCAAGCGTCGATAGGCGTCTCGCAATTTGCTGTCTAGACCCAACATTAAATATTTCAACTCTGTCCTTAAGACGCTTACCGGTTTTCTCAGAATAGCGTTCGTGTACAATCGGAGGAAACTTCTCCTGCAATTCCTCTTCAATTTCATTCATTCTCTCCTTGAATGTTGCTAAAAGTTCATGGGCCAGTTGTTGGTCTAGGACCCACCCGTTACGTTCCTGCTGCTGGACAGCGTACTGCACCTGATGTTCCAGCTTGATGGACTTAGGATCAAACCCTTTCATGTCCCTTGTCAGGCTTTTGTGTACTGCTTCGGTTACCTCCACGTCTCGTATGCAGTAGTCGATCATCTCCTGTGACAACCTAGACCAGTCATCATGGTCACCCTTTGGGAAGCCTAAGGTTTCACCCCATGACCTCAAAGAATGTCCACCCTGTCTGCTTGGGTCGTACAACCTTGACAGTACCAATGTGTCCACTACCCTCTCAGAGGCCACAGAAAGCCCCCAGAGACGTTCTAGCACTGGGATATCGTAACCTATTAGGTTGTGTCCACAAACGCTCACAGAGCCTTCTAGAGCCTTACAGAGGGTGTCGGGGGTAGTGTGTACGGTATTTACCCCGTTTTCCCTTGTCACAACACACCAGACGGTGTCAGGAGTCAGGCCGTTGGCTTCCAAGTCAAGGTAGATCAAAAGTCACTCCCAATGTGTGGATTAGCTACTTCCGTTAGACGACCCGTGGTACGGTCATAGGCTAACCAACAGGCCGGTCCAGTTTCTCCGGTGTACCGGTTCTTCAACACTCGAACAGTGGTGGTGTTTCGTACTTCCTCGTTCTCGTGTTGCTGGTCCCGTTCCATGCCTATGACTATGTCGGAGAGTTGAGCAATTGCCTGAGACCCCCGAAGCTCACCCAAGGATATCTGAGCACCGTCCTCGTGTGCCTTACCTTGGGATCGTCGTAGGTGTGACACGAGGAACAGACATATCCCCGTCTCTGCTACCAGAGTCCGTAGCTTGGTCATGATCTCGTCTATGGCCTTTCGCTCGTCTCCTGACTCTTGGGAAGAGACGACGATTGACAGGTGGTCCAGTATGACGTACCGGCAGTCAAGCGCTTTTGCCATATAGCGAACACGGGAGAGCAGGTTGTCTGCTGAAGTTGACCCCCAATGGTCGAATAGGTAGTAACGTCCTGTTCCCAGTGTGCTCTCCCAAAACGGTCGTAGTTGGTCCACAGGCGTGTCCTCTTCCAAGTGAAGGGGCCTGTTTGCCGCCACCGACATGATACCAAGCGTTGTTCGGGCCAGATCTTCCTCAAGCGCCAAGACTCCAATATTGCCTTCGCATCGGCGTAAAAGATCGTACTCAATTTCTCTGATAAATTGGGACTTTCCCATACCACTGCCGCTAGTGATCGTGACGAGTTCATACGGTCTGTGTCCTCTTGTGATATGATTGAGGCCCTCCCAAGGGTACGGGATGGACTTGACGTTCCTCTTTTCTACCAGCTTTTCCCATGTGTCAGTACCAGCGACGATACCGTCAGGCCTGTAGGTCTTAGCACTCCACCAGTGTTGCGTAAAGTCCTTGACCTTGTTCGCCATGAGCATGTCACTGGCGTCCTTCAGGGGTAGCTTGCAGATCTTCAGCTTGTCAGGACTGAAGAGGTCCTTGACTTGTTCTACTGCTTCTTCTCCTGCCTTGTCGTTGTCAAAGCAGAGGACTACCGTGTCGTAGGACTCAAGCCACTCTAGTTGGGCCTTGATCTCCTTAGCGGCGTTATTAGCGCCCGACCGTAACGAAACGACATCCCAAGACTTCCCTGACATCTCATAGATTGCCAAGGCGTCCAGTTCGCCCTCAGTAATCGTTATGAAGGTGTCACGGATGCACTGTTGTTGTCCGAAGAAGCCAACGTTGCTTACGTCCCCCATTGACATGAACCCTTTGGTTTTAACCTCGCGTACCTTTGCCGCGCACAGGTCACCAGTGGACAAGTCGTAGTAGGGGTAGTAGTGTTTGTCTATTTCACCTGTGGAAGTGTACTCAACGGTGACCCCGTAGCGCCCACAGGTGTCCTGAGATATGCGCCGTTGGGGTATGCTTGAGACCACTCCCTTGAAATTCAGGGGCTTGGCCTTGGGTAATTCTGAGGTCATGCCTTGGTCTCCACCGTGAACGTGATAGTCGCAACCAGCGCCAAAACAATGTTGGCCCCCGTCGCTGTAGATAGCGAGAGCGTCCGAAGAACCACACTCCGGACAACT